ATTGATGATTGCCGAAAATTCTTTTTCTTTTAAGGTGTCATCAACTTTCATTTTTGTCATTGCCAGTAGAAAGTTTTCAAGATTATCTAGTGGATATTCAATTTCTTCCAGTATATCTTCAGCCGTCATTTTTTTATGGCCATTTATATCGAGTGTTGAGTGCATTTCTCCCCCTGTCTATTGATAACAAGCGTATTTTGTTAGATTTTTTCCAAAATGGGTAGGGTTATGCGACAGGGCGTGACGCATAACCGATTATTAACTTCTAGACCTTGGTCGAATGCCTTTGTTTAATTCGATTAAATAATCGAACTTTTAGAGGAAATAATGTCTTTAGTACCAAACTTGGGAACATTTGGTGTCGATTTTTACTTTTACTGAGAATATTGGCCATACGATAAACATATTTCAAATGCGCTGGTAATTGTGCTTCAGTTTGAACATTGTTTAGCTCAATATAGCCCTGCTTGATCTGTATGATTAAGTACAGTTGTTCAATGATATTTTTCATGCTCACACTCCCCAGAAAAGCATTGAGAAAGTAAAGCCGGCAGCACTGACAAATATGGCGGTGTCGAAAAGGTTCTTCAGTAGCTTTTTACGTTTGAATTGACGTTGGCGTTGGTGGTAAGCATCCAAGTCATAAATTGGAGTGTGTTCTAAAACAGGATTTTGAGTAGGGGAGTTCTTTAAAGCGAATGTTTTCATTTGCTTGTCCTTTGGTATGTCAAGTTTTAAACCTGACACCATTACTTCTCACGATAATGGTGACAGACTGAACAGGGGTGAGAATACCGCTACCAAAGAAACGGCCAGCCTTACAGCTGCCCTATCCAGCCTGCCATAAAGGGCATAGCCGAATTGTACGCAAAAAAATATCCGCATGGGCGGATTATTTGCGCCTTTGGTAATATTTCAGGTTCTCACGCCTGACCATAGATTTTGCTATGGTGAAATTAGAGTATCTTAGTTACTATTGATGCGTCAATACTTTATAAAAAATTAGATAAGGGGCTTTGTAAATGGCTACTTTTTTTGCACTTTTATTTTTAATTGGTCTAGTTGCAATGGTGGTTGGTCTAATTAAACCAGCATTATTCAATAAAATTAATCCTACCAATTCGCGAATAAAAATTTTAGTTGGCGGTGTTGTAATTAACATGGTGCTTTTGGCTATGGTTGGTGTTTTTGCACCTGAAGTTGAAAAGAAAGAAGTAGCTGCAAAAACAGAGGCAAAAATCGAACCTGAGGTCAAAAAAGTAGCTGAAGTAAAACCCCAGAATGATAAAGCTGAAGCTAATTTAGGGATGACACCAGAACAGTTTAGACAGGCCTTTAATAAGAGATTGAATGATTTAGATATTTCTATCGTTCGTCCATTAGGTGAATTTAATATAAAAAATGGTGATGTACGTGATGTATTCCAAGTGGAATTCTCAAACGAAATTAATCTGACTGGAGCTGTAAATAAAGACGGAATGTTAAGAAGCATTACTGTTATTACTGTGCCAGGAAAAGACTATGAAAAAGCCATGATGGAAACTTTACTCTTGACTGGAATTTCAGCAAATATTGTGAATACTCCAGAGAATAGGGATAGAACAGGTAAAGTTGTAATTGACCTGATTGATAAAGCTCTTAAAAATGTTGAAGAAGATAAAAACACTCATACTGAAACAGTGGGTAATGTTGAATATATGGCTATGGCTAGTAAATTTACAGGACTATGGTTTTCAATGGAGCCACCTGAAAAGTAGATATATCAATTACTAATTTTTAGGCCCCTTAATTGGGGCATATTTTCGTTAAGTCTAGGATGAATAATTAAATGATATTACCTCTTATTAATACTTTCCAAGAACCATATATAGTCTGGCATGAACGAGAGCCAACGCTTGAGGAACAATTAGAGAGAATAAATTCAGGTAATTTTCATCCATTAGATACAGTGAAAATGGGGGTTAAGGCTGAGATTTTAACTCCAATAGATGCTGCTCAATATATGGCTATGGAGGGGACAGATAATCGTTTAGAAAGATTGATAGATGATATTTTACATTCTTCAGTGGAATGTAAAATTTGGCAAAATTTAATGCCATCTATAACCCCTGAACCATTAATCCATTACAAACAATACTATCCAAAATTTGATACTGCCTTGGTCGATAATTGTATAAAACAAATTGGGGTATTACCTGCAGTAGGTCAGCATTTATTTAGAGGTGGATTTTGGCCAGATGGTTTGACTACTGTAGTAACTGATCAACCTTTATCAACTTCGTTTTGCCCTCAAGTAGCTTTACGGAATGCTGAGTGGAAAGGAAAAGCTTATGATGAAGGGAAAATAGATATATTCGTTATTCGTGTTGTGGACCCTAAAACCAATATATATTTTTATAATCTTAATGAGATTTTAGGAAATGAAAAGGAGGTACTTTTTGCTTCTGGTGCAACACTACGCTTAATAAGTAGAAAATTAATAAGGGATGATTTTCTGGTGAATAAAGGAATTGGTGTATGTGAAATCGTTTCAAAAAAAGTTCCAATTTATGTATTGGAAATTGAGATCTCATAGATATTTTAAAGCCCCTATAAAAGGGGCTTTTTTATCCAACGAGATAGAGGAATAATGAACCACTGATCATTACACCAATGATTAAACCGATGAGGGCTGGGTAAAGCCACATTCTTGTACCCCTTGATATTGATTCTGAATTTTGATTGATTCGTATCTCACCAGTAAGAACTGACTCAGGATCCATGTTTCCTAGCTGAGCAATGTTAATTACCCTTAAAAATCTGGTGAATTGATAATCCAACATCATCCACAAGATGAGCAGAGATAATACAAAAACGATAATAGAAAATATGAGGAAATTTGTCATTTAATAGTACCGTTTAGAAAGTTTTTCTTGTGTGTTTTTACATTCAACACAAAGGGTTACAGAACCATAGCGCTGACGCTCAACAGGAATATCATTTCCGCATTCTTCACATTCAGTAAGTGAAGGACGACTAAAGTCTTTTGGTTGAATTTGAACCTGTTTAAGTTGTAGTTCTTGGGCTATATCGATTTTATCTGTCATGCGTGCTCCATTTTCCAAGTACGGTCTGGAGTAGGTAGATTAATTTCAGGATTAGGATGGGCTGGAGGGGAAAGCTGGAATTTCAATTCCATGTAGCCCTGAGCTGTAAAGCCACAATTAAGATTTTGGCATTGCGCCTGAAACATACGGAGTAGCGGACTCAATGCATCACTTGAACGTATTGCAAAAGGTTCACCACAGTGGGGGCATTTATAACGTGAACGAGGTCTTGCCATTTCGTTACCTATTGGTTTAATTATTTACGATTTTATAACAAAATCACTATAAATAGTGATTTATAATAATTTGTATCGAAAATTGATTATTGTTTTAGTCCTTGCTTTCCCCAAAGCAAGGATTTTTTTTTATTTGCCCTTTTTAACTTTATCTATTCGGGCCTGTTCCCTCTTTAAAGCAATGGTCGCTGTTTTTTTAGTTTTATATATTTTGATAAGCTTTAAAGGATTGCTTTGATCACCAGAAGTAAGTTTGAGATCTTTACCATTCTCACGATAAAAAACGATTACTCCGGTATAGTCTGCATAGTTCCGGCCCGTACGTTTTTTATTTTTTTTTCTTAATTCTTTATCTCCCTCTTTATCAGGTTCAAAAAGTGTTGAGACATCATCTGCATTCGGCAGCTGTGCTTCCAGTTCAACATTCGTTGTAAAGCCACTATCAGTTAAATTGTGAGTGACATTGGTACCAAGCCATACAATGTCATCAATTTGTGGTTTTAAACCGGTAAATACAAACTCTTGTTCCGGGATAAGTTCAGGTTGGCCAAAGGCAAAGGTATAAGACAATTTTTGAGATGCACGTTTGCACCGGTTATATTCAGCCTGAGCAGCTAATTCAGCCGTTTTTTTGTCGCGGTGGACGTAGCGGATCTCTTTTAAATTGTCTTCATTGTCGCCAATTACGACATACAACTTTTTAGATTTACCTGTATCGTAATAATAGGCTTTAACACCCGTAATTCTGTCAGTACCGGTACCAGTCGTGTAATTGTGGCCATCACCATCTGATCGAAAAATTTGGGCCGTAGGAAGTGGTAATCCGGAAACGGTTTGACTGGCTCCACGAGGCAATAAAATTAAATGGCCATTTTTTACGGTAGCAATAGCATCATGTTCATCAGCTATCCGGGTAATAAGATTTGCATCACTTTCATTCTGCGCGATATATGAAATTACCCGGTTGGCCAGAGTGTCATGCACAATTGTTTTAAGGGCATATTCAGCACCAACGGTTTCAAAAATTACCTGGATTGTTTTACTACTAAAGCTACGTTCACGCTTTTGTTTTAAACCTTCAGATACATCATTACTAAATGCTGAAATACTTAATATATCTGGTGCACCGCGATGAGTGACTGATTCAACTTTGTATTTCCCTTTGTCGACCAAGCCTGTATTTGACCAACCAATCCACACCTGAATTATTGCGCCTTCAGGTGGAATTTCTAACTGCCCATCAGAATCATCCAGATCAATGTCGACAGAGTCCACAACAAGACCACGATTGTCTTTAATAGTGAGTGAAATTAAACGGTCGACAACGAGAGGGGAGATGTCATTACCATCTACTTCTAGGCGATAAATTGGGAAAGGATATTCAGTTTCAGACTGATATGACTCAGCTGCGTCTTTTAGTTTGTTGGTGATCTGATTAAACATTTATATCAACCTATTTGCTACGCCACCAGCCATGCCTAGAAGCGTTCCTACTAAAGTTGGTTTCCACTCCTTAACGATTTTTAGTGTCAGGGTAAATTCGGTTTTACGTGCTGCACCATCTTTGAAGAAATAGGTTTTTGTCTCTTCCATATTTTCAATAATCACTAGGCCATAAATCTTGCCAGTACCTTCGATTAGGGTATAAGCCATGCCTGTGTCTGCCATACGACGAACTTGATCTAATACAATTCGGTTGTTGGTCAGTTCGTGGTAGATTTCTCCCTTCAGGGTAATAGTGTCCTCACCTTTACCAGTAAACTGATAAGCCGGGGTAGACCCAACCCGGCTATTACTCGGATGTCTCCAGCTAGTAACACGTTGCAATTCTTGATATGCAGCTGTTCGTAATGAAAATACAAACAACCCTAATGCCATCATCATTTTGTTTACTCCGTATCAGTTAAGAATCTACGACGAGCATCGCGTTCTTCTTGTTGGAGGCGCACCATTTCGGCTCTTAAAGCTCGTGCTGTTTCACGTACTGGTTGGCCGTGCTCGGCCTTAATTGTGATTTGTATGGTGTCATTACTAATGTAGCTGCCACCGCGTTGTGCCCTGATCGGTGTCACTGGGGTAACCTTTGTAGTAGTACCGGTACCAATTACATTTTGCGTAGCTTGCTGTGTAGCTCTAACAGGTAAGTTATGGTTCTGTGAAATACCTAAGGCCATGCCTTGCATGGTGTAGTTACCAATGCCCATGAAGACCCGCGAAGGTGAGTGGATTCCTAACAGATTTCGGGCTTTTTCAATAACACCGGTTACGGCTCCGGAGAGAGCTGCTTTAACCTCACCAATTTTAGAAAGGATCCCGTTTTTTAACCCGGTTAAAATCATTGCACCAAAGCCAGTGAATTTTGCTGGTAGATCTACACCGAACCAGGACAAAACTTTTGCAAATGCAGCATAGAAAAGCCCAATAGGGGACCAGTTAATAATTAGGGCTGATACGCCTTTAATCCCGCCATTGAAGGCAGTTTTAACCGTATTCCAAATACCAATAAAGAATCCTGAAATTGGTGTCCAGTATTTATAAATCAGGAATGCCGCTGTAGCGATGAGGGTGATAGCCAGAATAATAGGATTGGCCATCATGAAACGTGAAACAGTTAAGAAGATTTTCCCCAGCCATAGCAAACTTGTGCCAAGAATTTTAATAGGCATCAGGAATAATTTAAAAAGACCGGTGATGATTCCAAATCCACCACCCAAAACACCTAACGACATTCTAAGCATGGCCAAAGGGCCAAGAATGGTGACAAGTCCCAAGGCTATTGCACTAATACCACCTACAAGTAAAACACCGCCAGCCACGACTTTAGCAATGGTATTGGCGAGCTCTGGGTTCTTTTGCGCCCAAGCTGTGACATTCTCGGTGATATTAGTGAACCCAGTAATAAGCATTTTAAATTGAGGGGCTAACTGCTCACCAAACAGCGCAAGCATACTAGTGAATGTTCCACCAGCCGCATCTTTCAGATTTTTTAAAGTACTTAACTGGGCATTTACCCGGGTTTGTAAATCTGCCTGTTTCTGCATTTTTGCTATAACTTCGTTATAGCCAGTTTGCCCTTTATCAATCAGTAGATTTAAAGCTTGAATAGTCTCGGCATCATTACCAAACATATCTGAAAGGATAGGTAACCGTGCTTCAGTTGATAGACCTTTGAGTTTTTCAAGTTGCTTGAACATTTTATCTAGGCCACCAAACTCACCTTTACCATCAGTAAAGTTCATTTGAATACCTGTTCCACTGTCTTTTAAGGCCTTTGCTATACCTTTCGTGTCCATCATAGATTTAAAAATCTTGCTATAAGCATTACCTGCAGACTCACCAGCCATAGCTGCCTGATCTGCCATCACTAATAATGGAGCAATAGCTTTAGCACCTTCGAGTCCTTCAGCTTTGATTGTTTTCATACCAGCTGAGATTTTGGCAAAGCCTTGAAGCATATTTCCGCTATCAACACCTAGGTAATAACTACGCTGGATTACGTCCATTAAACCCAGCATATCTTTTTCTGTGGTTTTAGTAGCATCCTGCATTTTTGCAGCAAATTCAGCAGCATCAGCGAATGGCATTTTCATTTGAACGCCTAGATAACCAGCTGCTTCACCAACTCCCCCCAGAATTGCTTTAGCTGAAATACCTTGCTGAATAAGTACTGCCATCATGTTTTGGAAATCAGCTGTTGTTCCAGGTAATTTGGTTCCTAAACCATTGGCCAATTTATTAATCTCAGCATATTCCTTCGATACTTGGCCATTGGCTTGCATCATGGAAACTCTTAAACCCATTGCTGCATCTTCAGCATCTTCATATTGTTTTAAGGTATATGCCATGCCAGCTGTACCAACAGCTCCAATCGCTAGGCCCTTCTTGGCCAGATCTGAAGCTTTGGCCATACGTCCTTGCATTTGTTCATATTGCTTCTGGGCTTTCTGGTGACGTTCTAAAGATTCTTTTTGTTTGTTAATTTCCATTGTGGTGAGATGGATTTTATTCTTCAGCTCAGATTCATCATCAGCTAGGTTGTCAACACTGATACCAGCCTGATTAAGTTCACGTACTAAAGCCGTCATTTCAGAGCCTTGATTTTTCTGGGCTGCCTTCAGACGTTTCTGCGCTGCTTCAGCACGAGCGAGATCCTTAACCATTTGCTCAGTAGGGGCACCAATGTTCATGGCCGTTTTGAGCTGTTTAAGGGTTTCCTTATTTTGCTCAATGGCTTGTGTGGTTTTCTCAGATTGTTCTTTAAGCTGCTTAAAGCCTGAAATCTTGCGTTGTTGGGCTTCTAGTGCCTTCAGTTCAGATGAAGTCTTTTTAAAAGCATCAGACAAAGTTTTAGAGCCACCAACAATCGTTTTGATGGGTCCTGATAGTTTATCTACTGCATTAAAAAGGACTTCTAATTTTAAGTTTGACATTGGTGGACTCTTTTATTCAGAAGAATTTCTTTTCAGGGCCATACGATGCCATTTGCTCAATTCAACAATATCCATGTCATCGTAAGCACTAGGTGGCCAATGAAAGATGATGGCAATATTTGCTATTGCCTCATCAACATTATCGACAAGTTCTAAATCGTCTGAGCCTTGATTTCCTTCTGTACTGCTTCCGGGTACAAAAAAGTGACCAAATGCCCTCCTAAATTGGCGAAATCTACAGTATCCATTTGGTAGATCTGTTGTACGGTAAGTGATGGTGATGTGACGCGAGGAAGAACCTTGCAAAGAGCATCTACATCATGTTGGTAAATTGCTTGCAGAGTTGTACCACTTAGAGCTTTGACACCAGGCTTACGAACAGTGATATGAGTAATCATATGTTCACCCATTTGAATTGGGACTACTAAAGCCACTACTTCTTCATTTGGGTTTTTGATGTGTTCCTGGTTAATTGCTTGATCAATTTGATTCATTTGGAAATATCCTAAAAGTTAAATAAAAAAACCTTCTGCAGTACTGGACTACAGAAGGGAAGGAAACTTAAATAATGCCTAAGATGTTGCGTTGTTTTTCAAGACGATCTATGCCACCGATCACTTCTTTCATGCCAAGAATGTCAATTTCGACTTCAACAACACCATTCACTGTCAGCTTGTAGTAAACACAGTTCGTCACAACTTTATGTTCTGTGTCTTCACCAGGTGTAGATTCACCACCATCAATTTCTTCATGACGGCCTTTAACAACTACTTCTACGGCATCATATTCGCCATCGTCATCGCGCTGGTATGCCCCAGCAAAACGGAGATAAACACCGTCAATTTTTTCCATACCAAATTGACGGAGTGTCAGAAGATCTAAACCACCATAAGTTGATTCAAGCACTAAGCCATCATCGGACATGCCTAAATCAACCTTCACGGACCCGTTCATACCACCGCCACGGTAGTCTTCGGTTTTACGTGCTAACTTGGGTAAAGTCACAGTTTTAACTTTGCCCAAGTAGCTATTCCCTTCATTAAAGAAGTTCATATTTTTTAATTTTGGAGGTAAAGCCATGCGTTAAGCTCCTTAAGCTTTTACAGATGCAGCAAAGTTAGCGAGATAGCGATCAGTGATACGTTGTCTGAAGGTCAAATCTTCAAGAGGTGGGACAGGGGTGTAATCGTAATCAGTGGCCAATTTACCCACTTTCAACGTATCTGGAGTATTTGCTTCCGGATCGAACCAGGCGTCACCACCAATGAGGTATTTATTACGCGTTAGTTCACGAAGCTTGGCTTTTTGACCTTCGATAATGTCTGTGGCCAATGAACCATGAAGTGGTAAATCGTTTGCCCACATATGTGCTTCAGCCATGGTGTCGGCCAACACTTGAGCAGTACGCGTATAGTTTTCAAAAGCAAATAAAGGATCGTCTGAACAAGTACGAGATCCCCAGAAACGAAAGCCTTCATGTTGAATGAGGGTTGTAACTTCATGGCTGTTGAGATAGCCAGCATCAGTTGCTGGGTCTTGCAGGTCCCAAGTCACATCAGCATCAATGCCAGTAACACCTGATACTGCAACGTTTGAAAGGGTTTTATGCCAGCCGATTTCGTTATCAATTTTTGCGCGTAATCCCATAGCAACAGCAACAGCTGGTACGGTTTCTGTTTGAGCAGTTGTGGTATTAAATGCTACAAAATTTGGCCAAATGATCATAAGTTCACGTGCAGCAAAGGCTTCACGATATGCAACTGCTTCTTCTTTGGTTTTACAGCCCCATGCATACGCATAAGCCATAGCACGCAACTTCTTAGCAATAACAACTAACTCAGTGGCCACAGCCTGAGTATCAAGCCCTGGTGCACCTAAAATACGTGGCTGAACACCTAATTTAGATTTGGCGACGAGAAGGGCTTTAAGGCCGGTATATTTTCCTTCAGCAGTTACGGTTCCAACGACGTTTGCAGTTTGAGCTGCTTCATCAACTGCAGTAGGTACACGGACCACGACACAAATAGCGTTGGTTTGGTTGGCCATATTTTGAAGTGCTTTTGCTAATGTTCCGTTTTTCCCGGCTTTAGCTACTGCAGCTTGTATATTTGTAATTAGTACTGCTTGGTTTTCTGGAAATACTAATGGGTCTGCATCATCTGCAGTTGCAACAAAGCCCGGAATAGCAGTTGCAATGGTTCGAATTGGCCGGATCCCATCATTGAGTTCAAGGACACGGATTCCGTGGTGGTATTGATCTATAGCCATAAAAAAGCCTGTTAATTGAGGTTTTAATTCAACAAACAGGCTTGCATGACTAAATCAAAAGTGTAAGTTTCTTGGTCTGTGAAAATGGTTTTTACATATGAATCATTTGGGTGGAATTAGCTCACTTGGCAAGAACATATTCAATATTTTTATAAAAAGACTGAAACTTTCCACGGAAAATCAGCAGTAGTAACATCTATGGAGTTAGAGTTAAATAGTCTTATCACAACTCGATCCAAGTCATTTGAATCAATATAACAACTCCATAATAATCCAGCCCCGATATTGCCGACTGGGTTAACAACAACAGTGTTATTTGCAGAGCTTAAGCCTAGCTGTAACAATGAGAGAGATTTCTCAACAGACCTTCCGGCAGGAATGGTTCCAAAATTTAAAACAACATTATCTCTTGGAAATATGGGCTGAAAAGTACCTTTACCTTTTCTTAAAAATAGTTTGTCAGGGTAGTAAATATTTTGGTCTGCTGTAGAGTTACCGAGAATATACTCAAATTTATTATTAGCTGTATGCGTGAATGTTAATTTTCCTGAATATTGACCATTTTCATTTTGGACAACTACATTCTGAAATTTTCCGTATTTGATTACTCTCGTTCCATTTGCACTTGGTATATATGAAACTTCATTTGAGTCTCCAGCTTCATCTTTCCAATTTATATGTGACATATTGGTATAAAATATTCTAGAACCTTTCAAAGTATCCTTATGCCAACAACCAGCACCATATTCTGTA